GATGGCAATGGGCATCCGGCCTGACGCGCCACCGTGTTGGGGCAGACGCCGGCCGGATCACAGTGCGCCCAATATCCGCCCCCCGCTAACGATTCCGCTCGCACCTGCGCCGCTTGCACTAAGAAGCGATTGCAGTGCCACTCGCTGCGCTGTTGACGGCCATCGGCGGCAAGCAAGGCAAAGAACTGCGCAGCCGCTGGCGTGCGCAAACAGGGGCTATTTGCCGCAATAGGGAAGTAGACGCTGTTCCGTCCCAGCGGCGATAGAAAGGCTCGTGACGACTCGACTGCTGGCTGTATGCAAGCGCTTAGCCAAACCACCAGAGCAAGAGCAGCGGCAATGACCAGGCGAGTAACACGATAGCGATGATGACCCATTGAAACCTTCTATCCTCGAACATCAGGATCCATAGGCTTATCAGCAGGCTGCTTATCCGCCAGTTGTTGCAGTGCGGTGAGCGCACCGATCAACTGCTGCTCAATACGCACTAGGGAGCCTAGCTGCTCCCTGGTAGTTTTCAGCCGCTTCTCGTACTCGGCTATCATTACGTCAATCTCCATAGTCCCTCTTAAATTGTGCTGAAGACAATGCCGCTCAACGTCATATAGTCATCTGGCGAACCGACGGCTACATCGACATTGCCATCGGTGTCAACCTGGATGGTAGCGTGCAATCCCGCATCTGATGTCACTGCCCAGCGGTCGGGAGCAGGCGGCCTGTACCCACTGGGTAGTGTGGCGATTCGAGCGCTACTGCCGCTAGTGCGCACAACGAAACCACGAAGGAAAACCATATCCCCGATTTTTTTATACTGACCGGCTTGCCATCCGCTGCCAAGATTGCCCCATCCGCTGCCGAAGGATAGGTTTGCCCATGCGGTACCCAGACTGCCGCCAAAGGTTGTAGCGCCACCACCAGCGGCTATTTCAACCGTTCCCGATGAAGTATCATTAATGACTACTTTGCTCGTAGACTTGCCCCCACGAATATAGGTATGCTCATCTGTCGCGTAGCTGAAATGGCTAGCGAAGTCCGTGCCCATGAACACGGCTGCCCCATTCGGACCAGTCCCGCGGGCGACCTGTAAATTAGCGCTTGGGTCAGTCGCGCCGATCCCCACATAGCCCGCGGCGTTAACAATGAAATCGGTGACGCCTGTGTTGCCGATGGCTAGGCTAAATACGCTCTCACTGAGCGTCATCTCGCTGGATGTAGATGCGCTGCCGCTGTACACAAGCGCGCGCAGGCGATTTGTGCCAGACGAACCTGTAGCCTCTGCTGCCAACTCCACAGAGCGTCCGCCGGACGCCTTGGCGCGCAATGCTACCGACTCCGTCGTCGCTGCCCCATTTGTTTTTAGGCCGATACCCGTGCTATTGACGAGTAAGCTGTCGAGCGGATTACTGCTATACAGGTAGCCTTTTAATGTGGAACTATCCTGGTACAGCCGCAGGTAGGTGTCCCCAATAACAGAGATGCCATCAGCGGCCAATACAACGTTGCCGCCGCCCGCCCGGACCTTGCCATCAGTGCCCATCACCACCTGGTCAACACCGTCTAGCTGCCCGACGATTTCGTTAGCGTCAAAGTTGAATCCATCTAGCGTGCTGTCTTTGATACCGCTACCGATTTGCAGATAGCCGCTCCCGGTGAAGCCAGACGGGTTATCAATCGTGACTGAACCTTTGACGGCTAAATTAACGCCATTCCAGCTTAGTCGCTTATCTAGCAGGCTGGTGCCAAACCATACGTCCTGACCATTGGCCCCGATAAGAACAGTCTGGTTGGCGTCGTGATATAGCTCAATATCGATATTATTAAGCTTCGCGCCCAGTGACGACAGGCGCAAATACTGCGAAGTCAGCCCTACCCCATTGCCAGCATAGAACCCCCATTCTGGCCCCTCTCCAAAAATGCCGTTCAAGTTGCCGTCTTGCGTGCGCAGGACGGCGCCGGTGGCCGGGTGATCCTCCCAGGACACAACACGACTGTAAGGTGAATTCTCGCCGTAAATGCCGTCGATGGCGGTGATCTCGTGCCAGCCATTGCCCGATACGCCGTAGTCCAGGACGAAAGCACCTGGCGCTACCGTATCACCGATTGCCATGAGTCCAGTTTCCAGGTCCAGCGGGATCGGCTTGGGAATAATGTCAATGGTAAAAGAAATGGTGTGCGCCGTGCCGCCCGTCAGATCAGCCGACACATCACCAAATGGCAAGCCCGCATAGCCATCAACCAGCGTGGTCATGGCGGCTAGTGTGTTGCCCCCGGCTGTCCACGTGGTTAGCAGGGACCACCCGTCAGGCTGCACGATAGGATTGCGATTGGCGCGCACAGCCACGAAGCCCAGGTAAAGATCCGTGTTGCTGACGGGGGTCAAGCTCTTGATCACGGAGAACGCGGCAGTCGAGTCGTTGGGATTAGATATGTAGGCAGACACGGCTGCATCCGGGTCTTGATTCGTGTAATTCAGCAGAATCACCATCGAATCAACGTTACTGCTATGCGTCCACGTGTACGTTGACGGCTCACTGCCGTCCGTTGTTTTCTTGTAGATCGTTGCCCGCATACCGGTCACGGTGGCTGTTGTGATTGTCTCCCAGTCTTCCGGTGGAGTAGTCACGACCGTAGTCGATTCCACCAGCACGCAGGCGATAGACAGATTGCCGCTGACGGTTCCTGTTACCTTGGTCACGGTCAGCGTGGTATCGTTATCGTTCGCCGTCTGTAGCGGACCGGTCATGGTGGGCACTTCCAGCCCAAAATCACCATACCGCGTAAAAAACCAGCGCTGCTTCTTCTCCAATTCGTCAAAATAGTCGGTGACCACGCCCCAGCAATCGGTGGCGGATACCCCCCCATCGGCTCGCGAGAACTTACTCACGCGCACCGTGTCGCCATCCTCGAGGACAGCCATGCCCTCAGCCGATGGCAGGTCGTCCACGATGAGAAAAGCGCCCCCTCCCGGACGCGGCGCCACAAAGTCATGCGCCAAGGTCGTCACCGATTTGCTGATAATCTGTGAGCCGGCCAGCGCCTGTTGGAGGTCAGCGATCAGTCTGCGAATCTTCAGTTGATCGGCTTGAATAAAGCGCGTGTCCAGTTCGCCGGCATAGGTATGGCGCCAGCCGGTGAGTTGCGATACGAAGTTGTCTGTTTGCATGCGCGTGTCGGGAAAAAGCCTTAGTTCATTGCCCGACAGGGCCGCATAGCGCGACTCGTCAATCCAGAAATCTATGCTCTGCCCGACTGCTGCACCAAGCTTCGTTCCACCGTCAGACGCCTGCTCAATCGCCGGGGTTGCCAGCGCCGCGGCATGAGCAAAGCCGGCCACGGCCGTGTCCGTGAGCGCCCCCAGCCGGGCGACAGTGCTCGCCGTCAATTCACCAATCGCCAGTTCACCCATGGCTCCGCTCCGCAGCAGCGTATCGTGGTCAGCGTTGCCATCCGACGTACTCTCTAGTAAGCCAAGGCTATCAGTCGCCGTCAAACCGACAACCGAATACTGAGCGCCGATGACATTATGAAAAACCGGATCAGTGATGCCGTGCGGCTTTAGGCCCGCCAAGCCCTCTACTACCCAGGGCGCCTGCTCTTCTAATAGCTCCCCGCTCAGCTCCTCAAAACTGTGAACATGTGGCCCGCCACCATCACCGGAGCCGCCTGCAATGATCAGTGCCGGTGCGGCCTGACGTAGATAGGGTTTTAGTTTATTTGCCAGATCACTATATCGCTGTTTTCGCATCACTACCCCTGTATAAACGGATCGGCATCCCAGACTGAATCAGTCCCGTACGGCTGTATGTCTGTGATTCGTGCCTGAAGCGCATTGTATTCCATGTAGCCGGCGAGGAAAGGCCCCCCGGCGATCAACGCATCATCCTCACCGCTGAACCCGTCAATCGATATCCATTCACCGACTGGCAAGAACCCTTGCTCTACCAGGTTGCCACGCACTGTGGCCAGCCGCCCGTCGTAAAGAATGCGGCAGTTGGGAATCGCGCTGGACGGCGCCACATCAACCACGGCGCGCCAATCCTCAGTTACCCGTGCAAGAATTGTCTCCCCAGTTGACGTACCAGCGTTAAGGAGGTTCTCTACCTCAGCGCCGGTGTCAAGGCTGCCGTCACGGTACTGCCGGCTCATTACATCGCTATCGACACGCACGTCGATTCCGCTGAAGAATTGACCCTGGGCAAGTAGGATGTCTTCGATTTGGTCCGTAGTCGTTTTGTGGCCCCAGATCTGGAAGGGTAGCGAGAAGTAGCCTGATACCCAGACAACCCCATTAAACACGGCGTAGGTGCCATCACCTGAGCCTTCCCCGTCAACGCCCAGCACGTAGTAATTAGCTGTGTTGTTGGCGCCCGTGCGCTCTACGACAATCCAGTAGGTATTGCCATAAGAAAGGCTCACCCCATCAGTGAGTGGTGCGCTTACCCAGTCGGTGCTTTTGCTGGTAACTGCGACTAGTCCGCTATCCAACAGCGTTCCCAGATCTCCTGCGGCATCCGTATAGATGCTGATGGACAGCGCATCCCCCGGCGCGCCCTCTGCCCGCGCCCTCACCCAGACTTCGTGCATAGCCCAGGTGGCGTCGTGGGTTAGCGTAAAGCTGTAGCGTACCTTTTGCGGCCCCTTGAGCGTCACGGCGGCTCCTGGCGTCTCAGTGACTACGTCTTCAAGAACGCTCACCGTGGAAGCCTGAGCGATGGTAATCGTTGGGCCGGCTGCTTCGGTGTCAATTGTGCCTGTTACTGTGGTATCTGTCGCGGCATGGTCGCGGCCGGTCTCGTCAATCAGGTGATTGCCACTGTTGCCTGCTGAGCCAAGGATTGACACAAATGCGCCCATGCGCAAAAATCCCAGGCCAGCGGCGCTGTCGAGAATGTCATCCCCTGCGCTAAAACTAATGGTTGCTGCTGTGTAGCTATCCGGTTCGGCACTCGCACCGCTCGCTGTCAAGGCAATGCTGTTCGCTGGTGAGCCGCTGACCAAGATCCGGTCGTCTTCGTTGAGACGTCCGAGGGAATCGCTCATTTTATGAATGGCCCGATCGGTGAACCCGATGTCGCTGGCGGTAACACCCCACCCGATAATCTGCTCAGCAGTCTCAATGCCCTGATAGCTCTCGTAGCCGGCCAGATTCTCGTAGTAGGTCCAGTCTAGTAGTTTGCCCAGACCGCTACAGTGCAACATTGCCGACTCGCTGTTATTTAGCGAAGTACCCAGCGGGATCAGGGCGCTCTCCGTTAGCTTGGTCAGCGCTGCAGCATTGGCTTGCGCTAGACTCGCCTGACCTATGCTCTGGCGCAGCTCTTTACGGCCGTAGGTGTCCACACTGCGCTGATGGGCAGTCCAGTCACTAGCGCCGTTCACTGCATAGCCGTCGGATTCCAAATAGATGAAGAGGGACCGCACCCGGTTGTACATTTGGCTGAAGCTGACATTGATGGTTTTGCCACCGTGCGGCGCGTCAACATCCGTAATTTTCCCCCACCACACAGGACGCCCATTGTCGTTGTAGATAATGACATAGAATCCCAGCCAGTGGCGTAGGGCTTCGAGCGCCTCCCGTGTGCCATGCACCTCAACATCAGCGGTGTGCGGCCCCCACTGGGCATAAGCATCATAGCGCAGCACAGAGAAGGTAAGCGCTGTTCGCACCGGTAGTTTGGCTAAATCGTAAATGGATACGTGCATTAGAGAGTCTTCCGTCGAGGTCGCGCGGATATGGCAACAATCATCTGGCGCGTCCCGCTGAAGCTGGCCGCCTCGTCAAAAAGGATGAACAGGCGATTGGTTCGACCTGGCCACGCCAGTAGCGGGCCACCCTCTGCGCTAACGGTAGAGTCCCAGGAGACCCCGTTATCATAGTAGGCAACATCATTTTCGCCGTCGTAGGTGACCAGATCACCATCTGCCCAGTCGTCATCCAAGCGTAGATGCAGCGCTCGCCGCGCCGGCGTAATTTGCACGAACGATAACGTGGCGCTCCCACTGGCGGCTGTGGAATACAGGCTAATCGCCATGACCAGATTGCCATTGGCTAATTTCGGGAATTGCACCGTGCCCAGGTTGTGCAATTTTCGGTCTGCGGTGAACTTCTCACCACCGTTATCGAGCGGCACATAGAGTGAACCGGCGATTAAATTGTAAAGAGTAGCGCGGATGTAAATGTTCGCAGGCAGTGAGGTAAAGCCTGCTACCACGTTGACGCTCATGCCGGCCAGCTTGCCGATCACCGCACTGGGAATGGCCAGTGTCCACAGCAGGGTATCGTGATCAGGTGCTGATGACCACGACGCAGCGCCGGCGCCACTGGTCAGCAAATGCTGGTTTGTGGTCAGCCCAGAAAAGCTGTCCATCGTCAGATAGAAGTTGCGCGCCGATAGATCGGCGTTGAAATTCTCAATTTCAACTTTTATCGGAGTCGGCTGATCACCACTGGGCGCTGTCATCGTAATGGCATTGTAGGGCGACGTGGGACCGTTGTAGATAGACCCTGTTTCAAACAGGGTTTCTGTCGTGGGCTTTTCCCAGTAATTGAGGCGCGTAATAACAATGGCCATTTCGCCTATCGTGCTAGACTCTTGCAACTGGCGCATGTGTCTGTCGGTGCTCCAGACAAGCTGCCCGCTGACCAACTCAGAGCGCCACAGGTCGCCCGTGTACACATCATAGTGTACGTAGACCTTGGGTACACCAGGATCAACCTGCGCTTCAGCAGCCTGGGCAAGCAAGCGCCGTACACGGTTCATCTGGGTGAGCATGTTGGTGGTTGAGCCGGTAAAGACCTGCTCAATCGTTTCTGTGACAGTATCGCCGGATCCCTCCGTGGGAATATAACGCGCACCTGCCAAGCCCACCGATGGCGAACCACCGTCGTTATGCAGAATTACCTCGGTTGTCCCGTCCGTTATTTTTAGGATCATCGGGTTGCTAACCTCTTTGCCAGCCCGTAGGCGAACGCATCGGCGTCTTCGCGGTTGTTTACAATCAACTGTTCAATGACGACCAATGGGCCCGCTGTCACCGCTGGTTGCAACAATAGCCCCCGCCCATCGCCGCCGAAGCCGCCACTCCCGCCACCCCCACTCGAACCGCCGATGCTGCCACCCGAGTCAAACGAATCAGAATTAAATCCGCCCGGAGCCGGCGCAACCCAGTTGAGCAGTCGTGTCACCCACTCGGGAGCGGGCACCGTGAAGTTGGTCAGTTTGTCCAGCCATGCAGGAGCGCTTAACTCTGGCCATCTAAAGGCGAGAATTTTGTCTATTAAGCCGGTGATCGCCGGACCAAAGCCCGGCCAGGTCCAACTGAGCAGCGTGGCGATAGTTCCCGGTGCATCCGGCCAGACCCAGGTTATAATATCGGCGATGGCTGCCGGCGCATCCGGCCAGGTCCATACCAGCAGTGCGGCAAGCAGCGCCGGCGTCTCCGGCCACTTGAAACCTGTCAGCGTAGCCAGCCAGGACGGAGCCTCGCTGTTGGGCTTCCAATCAATCAGGCTCTGTAGCCACGACGGAACACCCAGCGCTTTACCAAGGTTGCTTGCAGCGGTTTCTAGCGCTTCGCCAAGTCCTGCGCCAATGCCGGACAGCGTGTCAGGCACATCCGGCCAAGTCCAGGTCAACAACGAGCTAATCGTTGCCGGCGCTTCGGGGAAAGCGAACCCCGTCAGCGTAGGCAGCCAGGACGGCGCTTCGGCACTAGGTTTCCAGTCGATCAGGCTCTGCAACCACGGCGGCGCACCTAGCGCCTTGCCCAGGTTAGCGGCAGCGTCCTCTAGTGCCTTACCCAATCCCTTGCTTGCCTCTGCCAGCGCACCGCCGAACAGGCCGGACGTGGTTTCTGACTCTACGTCGATCACGTCGCCGATCTTGAGCTTGGTGATCTTCCCTTCGTTAATTTTTACAGAGAGATAGTCACCGAGATTAATACTAGATTCGCCGGTTGTGGGAAAGTCGAAGAGATCACCTAGTTTCAGGCCCGTAAGTTTTCCAGCGCTGCTAAATTCGAGTTTGACGTAATCAGCAATATTGATTGTGTCTACACCGTCTGGGGTAGCAAAGCTAAATGTCACGTAGTCTGCCAAATTGATGACAATACCGTTTTCATCGGCGGCAAAGGTGAATACGTCGGGAATGGTGAGGATCACGTCCTTCGTTTCTTTTTCATAGTAGAAAAAGACGTAATCGGCTAGATTGAATGTGGTCCGCCCCTCGTCGCTGTCGAATGTGAACACATCGGTGATAGTCAACTTGACGGCGCCGGTTTCCGACTTGTAGATGAACCGGATGTAGTCCTGTAGATTGATGGTCGTCAGTTTGTCAGTCGAAACGAAGCTGAACACGTCTGCCAGGGTGAGCGCTACCCCGCCGCTGGATTTGTCATAGGTAAAAGAGACATAATCCTCTAGGTTGATGACAGTGGCCTTTTCGTCGCTCACAAAAGTAAACACGTCGCTCAGGGTGAGCGCCACGTTACCCGTTGCCGCATCGTAAATAAAGGTCACGTAGTCAGCCAGGTTGATCTGCGTGCCCTCGCCACTGATGAATGTGAAGAAATCGCCCAAGGTGAGCGCTTGAATCTGCGAACCTTCCAGCGTCAAATCAAAGAAGTCGCTTATTTTTATGCGTGTCAGCCCCAGCCCATCCGAACGGACAAACTCAAACAGGTCACCTAATTTAATCTGCTTAAATTCAGGAGACCACTCGAAATTGCTGCTGGCTACAAAGTCGGCAATCCAACTCTCGACCTTGGTGAACCACTCTTCTATGCTTGGCAGAGCGGCGTTGAAGCTCTCCAGCAAAAAGCCGCCCAGTGGTTCAATCGCTACCAGTGCGCGCCGGCGCAGCCCCTCGAAGAAAGCCGGAATCGTCTCATACTGTTTGTTGAGCTTTTCCGTTGCGCCAGCGACCAGCTCCGTGCTCACCCACGTTGTATCCAGCGCTCTAATAGCCGCATCGCCCATATCCTCATACTGCGTACCCAACAGCGCTACGCCGGCTTGAGCGCGCACCAGGGGATCATCAATCTTATTGAGCGTCGCAATCACTTGCTGGAAGATGTCAATCGGTTTAGCCGCGCCGGTGCTTAAGTCCCGCGTGATTTTCTCGGTGTTCAGGCCCAGGAGTTTCAGTCCGTCGGCTGTCAGTTTGGAGCCATCCTGAATCCGAATAGTGAACTCTTTGAACGCATCAGCGGCCTTGTCGGTACCCAACATGCCACCTTGCATACCGCTCTGAATGAGGCTGAAGAACTGTTCAGCGGATGCCCCGCCGTTGCTGAACTGTGTGGAGTATTCGCCGATGGTGTCAAGGAAGTCGCCGGATCCGTCTAAGCCCTGCTGATAGCCAAAGGCGAGAAAGTCAAAGGCTTCTTTGCTGGATATGCCAAACTTATCCATCAACTCGACGGCCGCGCTTGTCGTCTCGTTGACCTCTGCCCCAAAGGCATCTCGCAGACGCAGCGCATCCTCCGTGGCCTGCTGTAGCTGCTCAGTACCTTCCGGCCCGCCGATACGCTGAAAGGCCGCGTTGACCTTGCCAATGCTTTCGGCAACGTCTTCTATTGAATCACCGAAGTTGTTGGCAAAGACATTCTTCAGAGTTTGGCCGTAATCTTTTGCACCCTGCTCTGTCAGGCCCAGTTGGGATTGCATCTTCTTGGTTGCCGCGTCGAAGTCGCTCGCCGCATTGAAGGCTGCAACGCCGATCCCGGCAACGGCGCCAACCACTGCTGTCACGCCGCCTATCACAGCGCCGCCCAGTGCGCCCTTCAACGTCCCTGCCAAGCCACTGGCCCAACTGGTAGTCTTCCCCTTCGCTTGGTCTAGATCGTTGTCAAGCCCCTTTGTGTCGCCTCTGATGGCGATAATCACATCACCCAGGCGGATGGCCATGTTTGATTTTCGCCCCCATCATTTTCAAGAAGTCGTCCCCCGTCGGTGTCGGCTCTGGTTGAGCAGGTACAACAGCAGCCGGCTGCTTTGCTGCTGAAAACAGCGTCGCTATCTCGCGCGCCATTATACGTGCTTCCCAGCGCCGCCGCTTGACATACGACTCGGCCAGAGCGTGCAGCGTATGTCCATCTAGCTCATCCGCCCAGACGCCCCAGGTAGATAACGCCAGTTCGTCTACGTCGGCTTGTTCTGTGAGCCAATTTGCTGGATCGACCGCGTCAGCCGTGTCACTCGATCCCCGCCGAAAAAAGGGAAGGTCAGACTCACCGCTGCAATGAAGCTGTCAACGACCTGCGACCCGACAGCGTTATCCTCAATATAAGCACGGTCTTTTTCCAGGTCTGGCGAGTACTGGATCAGCAGTTCCAGCGCCGTGTCTACGCTTTGGAAGAGCGCACCGCTGAACGTGCGCATCAGAGCGCCGATGGCCGCCATGTCGTTTAGCTCAATGCCAGGCGCGCTTTCTACCAACTGCGCAAAGCCGTCGAAGTGGGTGGCTAAGTTGGCGCGCCAGGCACTGGCCTTGCGCAGCGGGAGTTCTTTCAGCGTATACTGGCGTTCGCCCAGTTCAATTTGTTCTGTTCTCATTAGCTACTCGCAGGAGCGGTGATGATGTGTACTTCCATTAACTGTTCCCCGACCGGCTTAGTGGAATCCAAGAGCGCCGTGATCTGCCCAGGTAACGCCGTGCCGTTCGCTTTGGCAAACTCGATGGAGCCATTGATACGGATACCGGCGCGATAGAAAAATACGCGCACCGGCTGTTCGTCACCGTTGGCATCAGGACGATAGCCTTCGAGTGCGAATTGATATTCTTGCAAGTTTGGTGATCCACCAGTGACAACCTTGGTCCAGCCTTTCTGAGACGCCCCCGCTGCCACGTCGGTAGCAGTACCGTCCAAGAGCAGCGCCAGGTTATCGCCGTTGAACTGACTCATAGAGAAGTCGGTCACGGCACGCTCGTTGCGCTTGCGTTGGGCAATGGCCGAGGTGGACTGCTCTACCTCCAGCTCGAATACATCGTAGGTGTAGGTCACACGCGCCGGCGCAGAGGTGTAGCCCACATGAACCCAACCATCAGGCCAACTGGTAATGTCATTCCAGTCGACCGACGTTTCGTCAGGCAGCGCCGTGCCCTTGGGACTATAGAGAATGTTCGCCGCTGTTACCAGCACATCGGCGGCATTAAACGCAACTACAGGTGCCATGTCACACTCCTAACTGACTGTTAAAAACAACTCGAAAAAACGTAAGCACGAAGGGCCAGTTGACCGGCTCCTCTTCGTACAATAAAGTTCCTGCTACTTCTAGTTCGGCGTGCCGGATGTTGACGCCGTGCGACTCATGCAGCACATCCGCCAACGTGCGATAGGTGGCCATTGCCCCCGTATCGCCAGCGCCGTAACATTTGAAGGTAAATGATTCGCTCAGGATCCGGCCGTCAAACGATGGTGTGCCGCCCCGGCTGTTGAACGTAAGCGCCGCCTGACCTGGAATGTAGGCGGATGGCGGAAAGGTGACCCCGGCATAGATGCGAGTGCTCACCAGGCTCAGCAGGGGCGCTTGGGCAAGCAGATGAGTGCGCAGCGTGGCAAGTACATCAATCACCGAAAACACGCTTTCCGATAGGCTCAATAATGCCCTGGGCCTGTTCTGCCACTCGTTGCGCAGCCGGGTAAACGAAAGGGTGTATGACCTCGCGGTAAATCGTGTAATCTGCCGCAAAGCCAATGATCACTTCATTGTCGTCTGATGGTGTAGCAGCCGATGGCGCGGTTTTTCGTTTGCCCTTGCGCCCCCTTTTGTCGGTTACGGTCTGTTCCTTAGCCGCAAAGGTGTTCTCTCCAGCGCCGGCCACATACGACGAATTGCGCATGAAACCGGTATCCACCTCTGCGTTGGGCTTCGCTTCCGCTTCAATCTGATGGGCAATGGCCAGCAGCATCTGCCGATTTGCGTCAGCGACGGCTACCATTACATCCTGCTCATGCCAATTCGCACTTACATCGTTAGGCACTGACTACCTTCCTTGCATTTACCACAATGCCGCTCGGTCCCTCTTCCGGCATTCCCACTACCTCAAACATTGGAGAAATTGCCAGTTCATTGCCGAAGCGTGCCACCAACTGAACCCGGTCCAGTGCGCTTACCTCTGTGCCCACAGGGAGCCGAAAAACCGCGTCGACCGTGACCGTCTCGTTACCCTGAAGCACTTCCCCGCCGCCTGTGGCATCATAGCCACAAGCTTGCCGGGCGCCTGCCGTATACGTTGCACCTGGCTTGCCGTAGGCGTTCTGCGACGTGGCAGAATGGGCATAGATGATGCACGTATCCATCATGGCCGCATTCTGTGTCCGTTGCATTCCGCTCAGCTCAGCCGGCGCAAACGCTCTCATAACTCCCTCACGTAACTGTCGGCAAAAACCAGGCTGCCCATCTCCACCGAAAAGCCCTCGTCAACCTCAGTAGTGGGCAGATAGGGTGCCGCCTGTTCCAAGGCTCGTTCCAACGCTGCACGCGCTTGGCTGTGCATCTGACTGCGCTTGTAGTCTCCACCATCAGCCGCAAAGTCAATGTCCGCCGCTGTGCCATCAACCACGGTTCGCCAAGCTTCCACACGCGCCAGAGCGCGCAACTTGGCGATGTCCGTGGCAGAGGCGACGGCCGTCACTCCGTAGGCGAGGAGCGTATCGTTGACCGCTTCGCCAAAATCATCGGCTGACCAGTCCAAAGCGCCGGTCACCGATCGGGTGACGGTTACCATGAAGGCGGCTAGTGACAATTCAGTGTAACTACTTGGAATCGCCATTAGTTGTCAGCCTTTGAAACTTGAATCCAGTTGGTTCCATCGGAAAGCAGCGTAATACTGTCATACTGGCCTAATGCCGCATTCCCTGCCAGCTTAAGGGTTCCCGTGTCGGTCAGTGTTATCGTATTGCTGCCTACATTGACAATTGTGACCACGCGCCCAGCCGTGCTGACACCAGCTACACTTGATGTGCCTCTGGCCGCCGCCGCTGTAATCTGGTGATATAGGCCCGTAGGGGTAATTGTCCCCCCTGCCGTTATTGTCTGCGAAGCAGCTTGACTGGCATATAGGTCAACGGTGGTTAGGTCATCCGTGACCGTTGCATCCGCCGCTGTTACCAGGTCGGTGACGGTCAAATCATCCCCAAGCGTTACATCACCGGTCAATGTTGAGGTCGTATTGACCGTCAACTGCTTGGCGATGATCCACTCAAAAGGTTGGCGTACCGGCTGCCCACTGGCCAGGCTAGTACTAAGCAGTAGCAGGCTGATGACCGCTAGAAAAGTCAATATCTTACGCATCGTTGCTACCTCCGAAGGTTTCCATGAGCTTAGCAATTGAAGACTTGGATAGCCCTTCAACCGCTAAGATATCTGCGAGTGCGATCCCCGGCTCCACTAATGCCAGTGCTTCCAGAAACGTCGCCACGGCTTCCCAGCGCAGCATTTGGGTGATATCGTTTTGGCGTGATTCCACCATTGCAGGCGACTTCACGCCAAAACGCTGTGCCAATATCTGAGCAGCACTCATAATGCGGTTCTGTGCGTCAAGCTGGCGCTTTGCCAAGATGTTAGGATGCATAATCAACCTCACGGCATAGGCGCAGCATAGCCGGTGGGTACAGCGTAACTGCCGTTCCCGATTCGATAAACGAGCGCGCCTACTCGATTCTGCCCACCAAAGCCAGCCTTGCGCAAGTACTGTGACTCATAATAGGGATGGTCATTGCGCTCTGCCACCCGGTTGAAACCTTGTAGTTCTGGCGCTGTATCTTGGCGCATGGCCAGTGGGCGATCTCCATCCGTGGTCACAGCAATGATATAACTGCTGACCATCGCTTTCCACTCAACCAACCATACCCCATCGTCATGATAGCCGAAGACCATGCCTGGCAGTGCTTGACTCAGGTTGCCTGTCAACTGCGTTGCCGCATTGCCGTATTGCAGGTTTGGATCTGAAACGGGATAGAAACCGGTCAGCGCCTTGACCGTCGCCTTCAGGTTGGTTGGCACAAACGCAATCACGTCGCCACCGTTTTCAGGGTGTTCGGTCAGTTCGTCGTGAATCGTCGGGAAGGGATCATTGGAATCATCGATCGCGTTCGCTTGCGCAAAGTAGTGCGTATCAGTTGCCCCAGCGTCAGCACCTTCTTGAATCAGATAGGTGTCGGTGTCAGCGTTCGCTAGGCCCTTTACGGTAAGGCTACCATGCTCCTCGTCGGTGTATGTCCAACTGGTGTTGGCAAACAGGCCCGACAGGATATGATCACGCATCCACCGAGCATCTGCCGTCAACAGCGTATTCATGCGGTTGTTGGCTTCCTGCACGGTTTCCTTCAAACTTGCCTCATACGTGGTTCCCCACGCCGTACCACCCCGTTGGAGCGGGAAAGCAATGTCATAGTAGCCAGCAACCCGAATCGGGCGCGCTCTCCCTACCTCATCAACCGGCTGAAGTCGTGCCGCCGTTGGCGTCTTGTAGCGCCGCTTAAAATCGGTTGTCGTATCGGCAAAGAGCGCCATCATCGCATTTAGCTGCCGGTTGTGTTCTGCCAAGGTACGGTCAATCGCTTCATTAATTGTAGCGACGCCAACTGTGGTGACACGCTCAGAAAAAACGTTTGTCAGGTTTACAAACCCGTACAATACTTGATTCGCCATTGTGTCACCCCTTATAGATCAATCTCTAGCAGTTTATCGGCTGCTGTTCCCAACGTAGTTGACCACGCCGGAATCACACGCCCGATAACTACGTCCACGGTAGAGGCGGCATCATCGGCAAGCCCGCCATCGGTATCGCTCATGTAGATGGCCAGGTCATAGGCCAACGATGCAAGATCGAACCCGTCTACCACACCCTTGCGAATAGCAGTGCCAACGGCGCCAGCGGCGTCTTTGCTTATCAGCACGCCCCACACGCGCGCCTCAGCGGCATCAGTGCCATTCGCCTTTGTCCATTTGCCGGTTGTTGTGTCAATACGGACTAGTTGCCCGATATTGACCGATTCCGCAAAGGGCAAGGTCATCTGCTGAATCGATTCAACAACGTTCAGCTTTCCAGCCGTCACTAAACTTACTGCGGCCATTATGTTTCTCCCTAGAACTTATTGCGATAGTAGCGCTCAGTTTCCTTCTGCGCTCTCTGCCGGTCGGCATCAGTCATGCCCGCCTGCGGCTTGGGCGTCGCTGGTACACCGTTCGCCGTGGTCAGTTTGTCCCCATTGGTGGAGATCCATTCCAACTGCTCCACAGGGTCAAGCTTGTCCAACAGGCTGTATAGATGCTCAGGTACACGTTTCCGCTGGTCAGCAAGGTAGACATTCAACGCCTTCTCGTAGCGTTGCGCTTTGGCCTGTTCAACTTCGAGTTTGCCGGTCAGGTCAGCAGCAGCCGCTTCCAAGTCGGTCAGCGCCTTTGCCCGCTTTTCGGCAAGCTCCTGATACTTCTGCTGTTCAGCCAGAGACTTCGATTCAGCCTCTTCACGTGCTTTCTGCGTTGCCGCTTCCGACTTCTTGCGCTCACGCTCTAGGCGCTCAGCGAGCCGCTTATCTATCGCTTCCTGAAAATCCTTCTCACTGGTGAAGACTGCGAAAGGCTTGCTGTCCCCGCCTTTGGTTCCGGTGGCGTCTTCCGTTTGCTTTGCGTCTTCTGCTCCTCCGCCTTTGTCGGCTTCAAAGAGGATGTGTTTCCAAATGAACATGTGTTTGTCCCCTGGTTTAACCGTCCAGTTCACGTAAATGGACAAATAAAAACGGAGCGACACATAGACTTTAAGTCTATGTGGCGCCCCGTGGTTTCCCTCTTGGCTAGTATTTTGCCTTTACCGCTACCGTAACAGTAGCGGTAAAGGCTGTGCGTTATTCAGGCTGAAAACTATCTTTGTTGCTATGACAGCCTCTCAGTTATGAGCTAAGCTCTTACCTCGCACCCAACTGAATGGTATGGTAGCGAAAACAGGAATCGAACCTGTGACCTGCTGGTTATGAGCCAGCCGAGCTACCGCTGCTCTATTTCGCTATGCTGCCAACTTCTCAATACACCTTGCCCCACAGTATGGCACAACCGCAAGTCCTATCGAAAAAGCGATGATACCGGTTTGTTGCATAACATTATCACCACCGCCACTGCCAAGACTATTTAAAAGTGCCAGCATCCCCACAATAGCACAGAGCAGCGCGATTACGTAAAAGAATTTGACAATAAATTTCATCGCTCAGATTCCCGCCGTTTCTTGCCCGTCATCAGCGCCGGATAGCCCAACAGCCGCCGTAGCTGATGTAATCGCTCTAGTAAGTTTGAGTGTTCTTTTTCAAGCTCAGAGCGAAGTACGATTATGTGCTGCGAAGAGGATGCGGTGTTGCCATTTAGTGTAGCACGATCATCGCACTTGGTCAATACGTCAGTTTGCATATTAATAGACTACCCCCGGATCTCCGCCCACCAGATCCCGCAACGGTGTTGGTTGCACCGAATCGCCCCAGATGCTGTTGCGCCGCACTGTCACCATTGCCGGTAGATCAATCCGGCCTTCCTGCCATGCCTTGAACCGACCCGGCCCCATAATACTGCGCTGTGTAGCCGTCGACTGGTTCAGTAGCCAGTCTTGCCCCGTCTCCCACTTCACAGGCGGGAACCCTTTGACTACAGGAATCAGGGTGCATCTCCCTCCTGGATGCTCTCTCAGCGAATCTTCTAACTCGTATAACTCCCCATCACTGAGCAGACAACCTAAGCATGTTCGTGGGCTTTTGGTCGCCAATCGTCGATACTGCGTAACCACGCCACTGTTGATATACTGCTGTCGGCTGCTCTCCCGAAATACCCGTAACTGCTCTGTGCGCGCCGTGAGAAGCATTCTGTCCAACGACTGTGACAACCCCTGCCGCACCATGTTGCGCGCCGTTACCCGTGGATTCTGGCCCTTAGCCGTGGCGTTGATCAGTTCGTTGAACATGCCGTCAGCACCGGCGCCATAGCTGCCTACCAGCAAGGTGCGCAGTGGCGAGCCGTTGCCTGCTAAGCCCACCAGATTCTGTACAGCATTCACCGGCAACACGTCAAATGCAATCCGTGTTCCGGCTTCACTAGCGACAGCGTTGATGGCCGCCGTTGCCGCATTGATGCCAGTGGCCGCCGCCTGTCGCTGTCCCGCTACAATCACCGGCTCCGCATAGTCAGTGTACTTGTCCAACTCTCTACGCACTTGGCTTAACAGGGAGACGTAGCGGTCAAGCTGAAATTGCCTACTCTGCAACTGTCCCACGGTCAATCCGTCCTGTCGTACCCGTTCGGTGAAGCGCAACACCTCTGCCTGCAGATTGGCTTCCACTTGCCGCCAACGTTCAGTCATGGCGCGCATTTGCGCCGCATCCTGGCGCAGCAGGTCAGAACGAAAGCCGTTCATGACATCAACTACTAGCGGTGGCACTGATCACCTCAGTTCGCAATGCGCCGGCCAACCATCAGCCGGTACCCAGTTTCCACCACTATTTCGCCGTCTAGTCCGCATGGCCGATTCCCGTACAGCCGCTAATGCCTCTTCTACCGTAGACGCTGGATACATTCCACTCAGGATGCAATCATCATCCATATCCCAATCATTCTCGCCGTCACCTGGCACAGGGACACCGCCTTCAATCTCTACATCAGCACAATCAACACTTGTTGCGAATGGCCAACGTGGGCGCTTCCAGGTTGAGGTAAGAAGTGTAATTTTGGCAGTATAAAATCCCTCTGGCATCTCAAGCGCCGCCACACGATACTGACGTGGTGTTGCCGAGTGTTTAGATCGTCCTAGAAAGAAATCATCTATATGGAAACAGCCATCGCGCCAACTGGATTTTCGCATCCCCATGCCATTAATCCAGATGTTCCACCAAACAGCGTTGTTATGCACAGCGATACGCAGTTCCCGTTCGCCGCTGTTGTAGTCGCCACTAACCCAACGCACCCCAGGTAGCTGCTTTACCCACTTGGCGCGCTCTAATGACAAATAAAGCGCGAACAGGAACGGGATAGCCAGCGACAGCATAATAGCATCATCGCCAGTAGAGGAGAACGTGACACCGATCCCCATGCCCCGTGAAAACAAACTCCACTCTGCGCCTATGCCATTGCCCTCCCACTTCAACCAGGCCCGGCCATGCGTACAAAAGCCAGTTGGTAATGGCGCATTACGATCATCGTAGTTTCGTCGTAAATCCTGCCATGACCACCACATAGATGGTTCGCCATTGTCAGCGGTTTTCAGATAGTGCATTCTGCTCATTCTTTACCTCTATCCCACATCCTAACACCCAAGCCGCCAAACAAATTAAGCGTTTGGCTATCCAGATACGTAGACGGAATTCCTGCGTTGAAACAATCGCAACTCGCAATATGGCATCAGGCGGGAATCTGCTCAATCTGACCGTTGTTCGTAGTTCCGCCACTCACCCCTCCTTGGTCAAAGGTCGTTTGCGCATTCAGCATAGCCGCGGCAAGGCCCTGCTGCACAGAAGCCTGCTCTTTCTCTTTCTCCGCTACCATGTCTTCCCGTTCTGCCTCACTCCACCCGGCGCGCTGTGTAGCGGTCGTCAATGGCACGCCACCGGCCACGTAGGTCTGTACAACCTGCGCCCGTTCCAGTTCAGCCAAGGTCAATACCGGACGCTCCGTGAAGGTGTGCTCAAAGTCGCCCGCCTCATAACTGCCCAGCCCGCTGAACAGGCCCGTGGCTTGTCCGATGGTCAACGCCATCTGTTGCGCCCGGATGAGCGCCGCTTCTGCGTTCCCCCTGGCTTCAATCAGCCGGTCTACCGCCGCTTCCATCAAATAGCGAATCGCCACGCCTGACAGGTCGGTACGCTCCTGTAACTCGCTGTAGGTCATCTCTGGCAAGTCATGGCGAATTTCGGCCATCTGATCCCGGATGACACTCAGCGCCGAATCATAGTTGAGCGTAGGGACCAACGGCGCCAACGTGGTAGCGCCAGGCAATCTCACGACATCATCGGTCGCCGGATCATCGCTCAGTTCCAACGTAGTCCCATCACTGCTGTTCAGGCGCGGCGGTGGCAATGGCCGCCCACTAGGGTCAACACCGCCCGCGGTTGCCGCCCACAGCGGCTTGTTGTAACGGAAGATCATCTGATGCAATCTGGTCGCTTGGCGATTCGCCTCATCAATCTTATCGAGCGCCGGTGTAATCGCCGCCATGCCCCGCTCATCACCGATATGAATGAAAGGCTGCCAAACCAGCGGAATAAAGTCAATGCCGAACACGCTGAACGGCTGCTCATCTATCGGCGCGCCTAAATCATTCAAGCCGGTCTTTGCACCCTTCTTGTGTTCCCACCGGCGAAACAGTTGGGTCGCCTTGTCCCATACTTCGGTCAACACATACGGCTCTGTTTTGCCGTCCTCTTTGCGCCGCACTTGGGGAACGTCAATCCGCACATAGGTCAGGTAGCCCCGCTCATCCGCCGAGAAGTCGGTCACGCTCTGCGGCTCTAAATTTTGCAAATAAACTCTGCTGACCTGGTTGCCTTCACTCTTGGTGGCAACCTTCAGGAACACATCACCATACATAGGGAAAGAGCGGCTCATGGCCTGCTTTTCACTATTCCAGTTTGACCACTGCCAAAGCTGTTCGATTGGTTCAATAATCCGCTGATTGTCCGTTTCAATGGGCAACGCACCAGGTAGCGTTCCCGGCCAGAGCTTGGCAGAGTAGAAACTAACCACCCGATAGGCGGGATTGCGCAGCGGTCGCAATGCCTCTTTAGGCGCGCTCAAGTTGGTCAGGGTGGCGCGCAAAACATCATACAGCCCATTGTTGAGCACATAGGCGCGCAGATAGTTATACTGATCCGCCCACGCCGCCTGTTGGTCAGACTGCCGCTGCGCTGTCAGCGTCGCATAATTCCACCATGCGCTATATGAATTGAACGCCCCAATTAAGGCTGCCATCTATCTCCCCTGCCTTGCGTTATACCCTTCGGCCAAAAAGTGCTCTAAGTACTGTATCCCCATCGTAAAGGTGTCTACCATGTCATCATGCGCCGCATTCGGAAACATCCACAGTTGACCGCTCTCTTGGTCAAGAAACGCTGTGTACCAGTCGCTGTTGTCATCCGCTGGCCAGGGTAGCTGAATACAATTCCGCTCACACCACACACTAGCCAACTTCGCCCGATATTCCTTTGTCCCTGTCGGCTGAAATTCAACAATCTTTTCCGCCAACCATACAGGCGCACTCATGCGCAGCGTCTGGATCGCCGTTGTCCCTGATCCCTTGTCTTCAATGACCACGGCTCTAAGCTTGTCATCCTTATTCCACTGCTTGGCGTGTTCCTCTATCTTGCCCGGCAGAAAGGCGGATTCGATTCGCTCCTGCCACATGGCACGCACGGCCAGCCGGTAATCTGGCCACAGTTCCCAAACGCAGTAAGCGCTAGGATCATTGCGGGCTTTGTCCTTGAATGCCGTGTCATAGGTCAACCACCGCCCTATGACAGCGTCACGAATGGTTCTATTCGCCGTATGATACCGATTCCGAGATGTGTCGGGTTCCCACCAGCCCTTCTTGAAGATGCCACCCTCAGCGCTTGTTGGTCGCTGTTGCAACTGCCCGGCAGCATCGTCTCCCAAATGCTTCTTTAGACTGTTGACCTCATTTAAGTCAAAGCGCTCTGGGCAAAGCAGGTCGTTTGGCTCAGAGCGAGGATCATAGTACCCTAGTACCGTGAACCGCTTCACCCCGTCAAACTCCATCGGAATGACCACATGCTCAAAGCCCCCGATTTCGTTGACGTAGTAGCCCGTGGCGTCAAGCTCGTCCAGGCGCTGCATGACAACAACCTCAGCAGAATCTTTGCTGCTCTTACGCGTTGGCCACACCGTTTTGAGCCAGTTCAAATCCGTCTCGCGCTGGGTTTCCGATTTGATACCGTCTGCGCTGTGCGGATCATCCAATATGCGAGTGTTGCCACGCTCCCCAGTCACAGCGCCGCCCACCGAAAGCGCAACCCGAAAACCCTTCTTGTTATTCTCGTAGCGCGTTTTTTGGTTTTGGCCGTGGGTCAGTTGAAACTTGTCACCCCATCGATCTTGATACCACTGTGACTGAATAATGGTGCGTGATTTGACCGCATCTCTGGTGGCTAGCGGCTGTGCATAGGATGCTGTCAGGTACCTACGATGCGGATTCTTAATCCAGTCCCATGTGGGCCACATCACGCTGACCAGTAGCGATTTCATCATCCCCGGCGGCACGTTGATGATCAAGTTCTTAATCTCGCCTCTCGTCACCGCCTCCAGGTGTTCGCAGATGACCTCGACGTGCCAACCGTGGATGTAGTCGGTAGCCGGCTCTAGGATGTGCCACGCCTGCCGCACAAACTCAGATAGGCTCTTCTCCGCTGCTACCGTCGCCTTGTCCCGGCTCACTGTCCGGGAGGGCTTCAAGTATCCTGAAGGTTTTATCCTGGATGATGCCGTACAGAACACCGATTTCGGAAGCTTCCTGTCTCCTGAGCCATTTCGGGTCTTTAACAACATTTAGAATTTCTCGCGTGGTCTCTAGCGCCGCTTCCACATTGTCAATGAGTAGATCACCGATACGCTCTTGTTTTTGGTTCCGAACCGGAGCCAACCTCTCTTTTGCGTCAGCGCTCCAACGCTTCACTGTCCCAATCGGGATTTTAAAATCCCGGGCGGCCGCGTACACAGACTGCCCCGTTAGGAGCGCCGCCATCACAGCGGCTTTCGTCTGCTCATCATGCTCGCGCCGCGCCATGGTGTTACTCCGACTTCATCTCAAAATACATCGTCTTGTCGTC